ACTTCGGCCTCAGCACCTACACTGGTGGTGGAACCGCAGCGGCTGCAAGGGCTAACCTGATCAGTACTGATCTATGGGTAATCACAGATGGAGGAATAGCGTAATGTCTGTTATAACTAAGACAGAAGGTTACTACATCATCAACTCAGCGGCGGTCTCCCTAGCGGGGACTGTCGTGTCCTACCGAGATGATGCTGTAGTACAGGAGTTCGTGACTGAAGCTGAGATGCTAACAGCGCATGAACTACAGTTCCCAGAGCAATACGTTGTAGATGAACCAGCTGAACCAACTGAACCAGAGGAACCAGTCTAATGACAACGTGGACTAGACACCTCTACGAACATGACTACTTAGCGATAGCTAAAGGTGAATCTAATGGCTACTCTGCTATTCACAAGTTTGGTGCTAATTTTGATTTAGACTCTGGTACTGTTCCAGAGACAATCTGGACTAACGGGGGACTATACCCTTGGTCTGCATTAGACAACCCTGAGATCATCTATTTAAAGTCAGAAGACAATAACGATACGAGCCAGTTAGAAATTATTGGTCTTGACGAAGACTGGAATGAAGCCTCTGAGATAGTTATTATGTCAGGCACTACACCAGTTGCGACCACCAGCACGTTTAGGCGTGTCTATCGTATGATCTATAACCACACTGGTTCAAATGCGGGTGTTATTACGGCTCATGCTGGTTCTTCTGGTGGGACTGTCGTTGCTAACATTGACGTAGACTACTCTCAGACCCTAATGTGTGTATATACGGTTCCCGCAGGACACACTGCTTACCTTGTTAGTTTAGGTTTTGCTGTACAAAAGAATAAAGATGCTCAAGTGAGGCTTTACTCTAGGGGACAAGGCGAGAGTTTTAAGATCAAGCACATAGCTGAGGTGTACGAGGCGCAATACAACTATATGTTTGCTGTACCCCTCAAGTTTACAGAGAAGTCTGACTTAGACCTCAGATCAGCGGACGTAGAATCTAACAACACCCGTGTGACAGCCAACTTTGATCTGATCCTAATCAAGAATACAATACAAGGTGAACCATAATGGCACAATACGCTAATGACATCTTTACTACTGAGCCAGAAGCTGTCTCCCGTAGTATGGACATGGGTCTTGATGGTGTAACTCACGTATCTGACTACAACGGTCAAGCGGTTTATATGCCAGCAGAGAGCCATGAGGCTTACCTAGCTTACTACGAGCAGGGTGAGGCAGCAGAAGAACCAGAGACGCCCTCAGTGGACCGCATAGAGGCTCTCAGGGCTATTGTGGCAGAGGTAATAGGTAAGAAAAGTATGACAAAGAACATTGAAGGTAAAATCCTTAAGACTGACGACGAACAACGTCTAGTCTACGGCTGGGCATCAGTAGTAACCGAAAAGGGTGAAGCTGTAGTAGACCGCCAAGGTGATGTTATCGAAGCTGACACACTTGTGAAGGCTGTTAATGAATTTATGGAGCATGTGCGGGTTGGCAAGGCCATGCACACGGGAGAGCAAGTTGGTGTAGTAGTACACTCCCTTCCGATCACTAAAGAAATTGGTGAAGCTCTAGGAATCCAATCTGATCGTGAAGGATGGGTCGTTGCTTATAAAGTATTCGACGATAGCGTCTGGGATATGGTCAAATCTGGTGAACTCGCTGCGTTCTCTATAGGTGGACGTGCTATCAAGGAGGAAATCTAACATTGCCTAATCTCCTAAAAAACTTGCACCTTGAAGAACTTTCCCTCGTGGATCGTCCAGCCAATGCTCAGGCAATGGTTAGTCTCTTTAAGCGTGACAATTCCGAAGAGGAAATCACTAAAATGACTGAAGAAATGGAAGCCAAAGTAAAGTCCTACATGGACGACAAAGGCTGTGGCCGTACTGAAGCTATGAAAGCTCTCGACATGGACATGGAAAAGGCTGAAGAGGCTTCTGAAGAAGTTGCTGAAAAAGCTGAACCTGAGTTTGACGCAGAAGCACTTAAAGCTGACTTTGATCGTGTCTCTGCCGAGAACGAAACTCTCCGCAAGGGTCTCATCGAAGCTGGTTACGTTATTAAAGCTGACGCTATCGAAAAGAAAGCTGAAGTTGAGATGATGGAAGTTGAAGGCGAGATGGTCGTTAAGTCTGACATCCCAGCCCCAGTTCTTAAAGCACTTGAAGCTGCTGATGTAGCCAAGCGTGAACATGAAATCGAAAAAGCTGACATTGAGTTGACTAAACGTGCTGGTGATACTCTCCCACACTTTGCAACTGATGTAGCTAAATCCCTCGTAGCTAAATTCTCCGAGGATGAAGCAATTATGGAAGCTCTTAAGGCCGCTGACGCAGCTTTTGAAGCCTCTATGCAAGAATTTGGTAAGTCTGATGTAGACGGCGAGTTCGCTACCTCTGCCGACAAACTGGATGCTCTAGTAAAGTCCTACATGGACGACAACCAACTGAAAAAGAGTGAATTTGCCAAGGCTTATGCTGCTGTCGCTAAGACAGATGCTGGTAAAACACTCATCAATAAATCCTATAAAGGGGAATAATCATGGCTGTAATGCAATCACGCGACAACCGTACCTTCATTGCTGGGGAAGACCTATCCGCAGCACAATTCAAATTCGTAACACTAGAGTCAGACGGTAAGGTCGATCTAGCAGACGCAGCTGGTGAAAACGCTGTAGGTGTTTGCCTAGTAGGCGCTGCTGCTGAGGCTGCTGTCACTGTATGTGTATCTGGCTCCGTAATGGTAGAAGCTGGCGGCACAATCGCAGCTGGCGCTCAAGTACAAACTGGTGCTGATGGTACTGCTTTGACTGCTGCAACTGGTGATGTCGTACTAGGCTATGCTCGTGAAGCTGGTGTAGATGGTCAGATCATCGAAATCGAAATGATTACTGGCGGCAACGTAGCAGCCTAATCTAAGCATTAAAGGAATAACATAATGCCACTATTGACCCCATCCGCAGTACATATTGACCAACCGTTGTCAAACTTGACACTGGCCTATGTACAAGAGCAAACAAACTTTGTTGCTGATAAAGTATTCCCAGTTGTTGGTGTACAACGTCAGTCTGACAAATACTACCTTTATGACCGTGCGAACATGAACCGCTCTGGTGACGTTAAGAAACTAGCGCCACGTACAGAAGTTAACCGCATTGGCATGGCAATCTCCAACGCTGCTTACTATGCTGACGTATATGGCATCGGCATGGACTTCGATGAGCAAACTCTTGCTAACGAAGATGCTATGTTGGAAGTTCGTGCAGCAGGTGCGCAAACACTTATCAACCGTGTCTTGATTGAGCGTGAAGAGCAGTTCGCTTCCTCATTCTTCTCAGCAGGTGTATGGACTACAGACGTAACTCCAGCAAACTTGTGGTCAGACTACACAAACTCAACACCAATCACTGATGTAACTGCTGGTCGTCGCACCATGCAACTTAAATCAGGTGGCTTCAAGCCAAACACAATGGTTATTGGTAAAGAAGTTCGTGACGTTCTGATTAACCACCCAGACATCCTTGCACGTTTGAACGGTGGCGCAACTGTAACAAACACAGCTTTGATTACAGATGCTAAATTGGCTGAAATCTTTGAAGTAGAAAACCTCTACGTCATGGAAGCTGTCAAGAACGGTGCTGTAGAAGGTCTAGCAGAAGCTAACGCCTTTATCGGTGGCAAGAACTGCTTGTTGGTACACACACCACGTACCGCAGGTCTTATGACACCAGCAGCTGGTTTGACATTCGCATGGAACAACATTCCAAGCGTAAACAACTTGGGCATCACAGTAGAGTCATTCTCTGACGATGCTTTGAAGCGCCAGCAAGTTGCAGAGCATATCCAAGTTAAAATGGCATACGACATGAAAGTCGTCGGTGCTGACTTGGGCTACTTCTTCGAAGACGTAGTTGCTTAAGCCATAGTTGCTTTAAACTAAAGGGGAACCCTGAGCTTAGTCTTGGGGTTCCACCCAACCAATAAAAGAACATAACAGTATTCATATAATGGAGAGTCCTATGCACCCATCACACTTGGGTTGGCAGGTCGATTGGCCTGTATTCGTTAAACTACCAGTTTCTGCTGATAACACTAACTGGAAACGTGGAGATCATTTTAACTGGTTAGAGCGAGGTATGCAGCAAGATAAGGTTGCTATACTTTACGCCACTGGTTATTTATACCACAACACAGAATTAGAAATACAGAACAAGGTTGGCGACAGACTGTCAGAACTAGCTGCAAGTCAGCTAGAGACCCTTGTTAATCTGCTAAACGCAGAAGTTAAATCACGTACCTCAAGCAAGAATGAGTTTGAGAGTAAGAAGTGCAAGAAGTCAAAGATTGACGATAAGCAAAGAGGTCTTATTCGTCGGTTCCTCAACTCTAACAGTTGGGTGATGGAAGACTTCTACACAATCCGAGATGGTATTCTCACCGACTAATTAAAACAACAGTGGAGACGGCTATGAGTTGGTCTTATGATCCTACAGATTTAGATACTAACACGACTTCTGGTCGTCTCAACACAGTTCGGTTATTGGTTGGCGATACAGATACCCTTGACCAACAATCTCAGAACGAAGAGGTCTTATTCTCTCTGTCTCAGAATGGTGACAATGTTTACTACTCTGGTGCTTGGGTTGCACGGGCTATTGGCTCTAAGTACTCTCGTAAGGTCAACACAGAATTGTCAGGCGCTCTTAAGGCGGACTACAGTGACCTTGCCAAGCAGTACAAGGCTCTGGCAGACACCTTAGAGTACCAAGGTAAGACATCTGGTGCATCCATAGGCGTTTTGGCTGGGGGTATCACTAAGAGCGGCATAGAGGCTGTACGGGCTAATACAAACCGTATCGAAGGTTCCTTCCGTAGAGATCGCTTTAAGAACCCTCCGAGCTATCAAACCCCAGAGTATGAATAAGGAGTAAGATATGTCGTTTCGCTCCTTTGACCTACTGAACCTAGTTAGAGACTTTGGTGAGACTTTAACTCTACGTCAGATCACAACCTCTGGTGCATATGATCCCTCTACAGGGTCTGTTACTGGTTCTAGTACAACTGACACTAGCTTCACTGGCTATATGTATAATTACACCTCGATGAACCCTTCTGAGGTCATTCGTGGCTCTCGTAAGTGCGTTATTCCCTCGTTAGGGTTTACCCCTGAGCCTGAGCCTGATGATCTTATCTTAGGTAATGGCGACACAGTAAAGATCAGCAGGGTTCTTACGATCTGGTCTGATGGTACTGCGGTATGTTACTTATGTGACGTGGAGGAGTAACATGAAGAGTACGATTACTGTTAACTCTTCTTTCTACAACAAACTAAAGCATTTAGACAAGACCGTGCTAGATACAGTTAAGGGTAGGCTAGAAGATATAGCACGTACTGCTGTAGACTTCTCACCAGTTGAGACAGGTGCTTATGTAACATCGTTCTCCTACACTGTAGGCGCTGGTCGTCCAAGAGGTAAATCTTCTGACAACTTACCTAAAGGTGCAAGCCTACAAAGTAAACGAGATGAGGGTTATAACGACCTGTTGCAAGACATATCTCGTATCAAAAGTATTGAAGACCTAGATAACATCCAGCTAAGGAACGGATCACCTCACGCATATGATGTAGAGTATGGGGACAACTGGAGCAGAACGGACGGTTACTTCGTATTTACTAAATTGGAGAATATCTATGGCTAACAATATATATGACAATATCCGTGCTGCCCTAGAGACACACCTTACAGACACTCTTGTTGGTACTGACATAGCTTATGAGAACGTAGCCTTTAGTCCAACTACAGGTACACTCTTTGTTAAGCCAACCTTCATCCCTACGACAACACAACCTGCCACTCGTGGATTGAACCCGCAGCTTCTGTATCAAGGTGTATTTAACACTATGGTACATGCACCAGAGGGTAGTGGTCCAGCATTATCCGACAGTACATGCAACACAATCGCTGATGCTTTTGCAGCTACTACTGACATATTCTTTGACATTGAGAATAATGCAATACTTACAGAAGCTCTAGCTTTTATCACGCAAGAAGATGGTGGGCGGATGCTTGCCAATAACGTGATTAACGTATCTATACGCTACGCTGAGAGACAGCAAGGTCGTATTGACACCCCTTGGTACACAGTCCCAGTTAACATTGGCTGGTACGTATATAACACATAATCGGAGAAAATAATATGGCTTTCGCACAAGGCTCACGCTCCAGTCTGTCGTACATCGTAGAATCTACGTTTGGTACAACACCAGCTGGTAACTTCACTAACCTTCCATTCAGCACTCACTCTTTGAACCTAACCAAAGACCGTGTAGCTGGTAACGACATCCAAGCTGACCGTATGCCTCGTGTTGACCGTCACGGAAACCGTCAAGTAGCTGGCGACATTGCAGTTGACCTACGTGATGGCGACTACGATGACTTCCTTGAATCAGCTATGCTGAACACTTGGGCAACTAACGTACTTAAAGTTGGTACAACGCCTAAGTTCTTCTCAGTAGAAGACTACGCTGCTGACATTGACCAGTCTCGTGTATTCTCAGGTTGCTCAGTATCCTCTTTGGCTATTTCCCTTGCCCCTAACCAGATGGTAACAACTACCTTCTCAATGGTTGGCAAAGACATGACTATCAGTGGCACAGAGAAGACACAGGACGCTGCTTCTGGTGCCGCTCCCTTCGATGCTTACTCTGGTGACATTTCCATCGGTAACGTGGGCGCAGGTGCTGTCGTAGCTATCGTAACTAGCTTGGACTTTACACTGAACAACTCTTATGCACCTACCTTCGTCATTGGCGATGATAGCGCACCTTCCCTTGAGTATGGTCGTGCAGAAGTTGAAGGTACAATGACCGTCTACTTTGAAGACGCCTCAATGATTAACCGCTTCTTGAATGAGACTGAAACTGAGATTGAAGTATCTGTAGATGATCCTACAGGTGGCAATGCTTACACTTTCTTGTTCCCCAAAGTTAAAATTAACTCTGCTGATGTTGGTGTCGATGGCCCAACTAGCCGTATGATCTCTATGTCCTTTGTTGCTCTATATGATGCGACAGAAGGCACTAACCTTAAGATCACACGCCCAGCATAAACTAATACCTACGTAGGTACGTGGAGGCTCTGAGTCGGGTCGGGGTCTCCACACTTTAATCACCCGACATACTCCCTGACAACCCCATAAAGGAAATCCCGATGGACCTTAAAGACCTGACACCGAAATTAGATGATATTGTTGTAGAGATCAAGCACCCAAATACAGGTGACACTCTTAAGAATGATGATGGTACACCAATGACTATTACAGTCCTTGCGCCACACTCTAAAGAGTACAAGAAGCTACAACATGAGCAGATTAGCAAGCGACTAAAGAAAGCACAGAAGAGCAAGTCCCAAGAGGTTGACTACTCTGACATTGAAGAGGCTACCCTAGAGGTTCTATCTAAAGCTACTAAGGCTTGGAACATTACCTTTGGTGGAGAGAAGCCTAAGTTGTCTGTCGCTAAAGCTAAGAGCATTTACGATGAAGTGTTCTGGATCAAGAACCAGATTGAGGAAGAGGTATCTGACTCGCTGGATTTTATGAAGGTCTGACCTGTGAGTTAGTTGAGTGGGCTGCACACCAGTTCAATCTCAACAAACCAGATCAGAACGGAACTACAGAACGAGAACATCTTGAACAAGTAGCGAGGCAGACTGGACGTAGAGTAGAAGCATTGGAACCCCCGACACCCTTCCCCATGTTACTATCCCATGTCTGGTCTGCCTTTATTAGTTTAAGCTCTAGCAGAGGTTCGGGCATGAATGGCCCAATGCCTATAGGTTACGAGCAGATTAAGG